GGCGGGACTGTTGCCCCGCCGCTTTTTTGCAAAATCAGCACGGAGCTGAACAGTTTCCAATTTGGAAACAGTTGCTATTGCTATTCGGTTTTAGCA